AACACACCGCGTGTGAAAGGTGTAAAGGTATCTCGTGAAGCAAAGAAGAAAATGGCATCAAAAGAAGGATCGTCCAATGCTAGAAAGTATAAAAATGTATCTCCACGTAATTTCGTTGTCAATGATGGTGGCGATGATGGTGTCGATTCTAACTTTTCTTATCCTATTAATCCCCTATATTGCTAAATCTTTTATTTGTCCTTGGTTCGTATCACAATTAATATAGCATAGACATTATACTAGATTGAAACAAAGGGTAAGATATGAGTAAGTTATATTTTTTAAAAGAGCAAGGAAATCTAAGAATCATACAATCTAAAAGAGGACAGGCTTCTGCTAAAAATAAAAAACTAGCTAAAAAGATTAGATAATTCCACAGCTTTGGGGGGATAATTCCACAGCTTTTTTTTGAAAACTATATTCTATTCAACTTTTTTTATGAAAAATTTCAACGGTAACGGTAACGGTAGTGTACGTTACTACGTAACGCACTTGTTCAGAGCTTCACCTTCCTTTCTTTGTGAAGGTCGGCTAGCTTCTAAGAAAACAAACACCTCAAAAAGAGACCCGTTAACTATTTTTTGAGGTGTAAGTGTATTTAAACTTGGATTATGAAGCATTTGATACTTTATCACGCAGTGATTTTATTAATTTTCCGTTAAATAATGACGTGAAAGATAAATTAATAAAATATTGCTTAGTTGATAGCCAAGGTGAGTTTGAAGAAGATAAATTAAAAGTATGGCGCGAGCGTTAAATTCATTCTCATTATGATTAATAAATAGAATAAGGGCCCTTATTCGTTATCTTAAAGAATATTCAGTTGAATTAATCTTTGTCAGGTTCTGCTGTTGTTGTTATAGTCGTTCCAGAGTCATAAGCAGCTGAATAATCTATATCGGTTGGTCCCTCAGAGTTATACTTATATACAAGTATTATTCAAGTTCAGATCAACGATGCTGCAAAATGGCTTATTGATAGATGCAAATTAGATATAGAAATGCCCATCGTCTAACTTAGACCTAACTTAGACCTAACTTGTATTTTTTCTGGCCGAATTATGGCCGACTTTTTAAATATATTTGCTTATAGGCCAGTATTATTCATACGTAGGTCCGCGTGCAGGTCAACGTTGACCTGCACCTCTTGTAAATTATGTTATTTAGATAGATAAACTATTATTGCACCTAAGGATGTAGTGAAAAAAGAAACACCTGCTGTTATCAATGCACTATACTTCTTAGACATCTTCTTCTTAATCCGTTCTTCTTGTGCTTTAAGTAATGCAAATCTCTTTTCAAGTTCTTTTTCTTTCTCTTCAATTGATTCATGAGCTGCTTGTAACATTAACGCATGGATTCTAATATCTTTAGATTCACCAGGACTACAATGTCCAGACTTAATTCTATTTAACTCAACAACCATTTCTTTATATTGAAGGAACGGATAACGTCTTTCATTTCGTAACAACTCTTTTAAGAATGGCTTAATAATAAAAGACTTTGATTGGAATTCAGGTGGGTAATAAGAAGATATAGCTATATCGCATAAAGACTCATCCTCGTAGTCGGAATCACTACTTGTTGAACAAACCTCACCAGTATCAATAGTTAACTCATATGGACCCTCATAGCGGTTCACACCTTGTGTGTTATCCATAGAACATACACATGATACATAGAACACACATAGTGTGAACACACACAGTGTGAACACACACAGTGTGTAAAGTAGAAGCATATATCGAGACATTATCTTTCCTTATTGTAATAGTGAGTTGGTTTATTAGCACAAACTTATTATTTTTTATATCATGACATCATCTATATTATATGTAATAGATAATCAGTGAACGAAGGAGTATTGTGAAAGAAAAAAAGAATAAAAAACGGTTTGGTGTTAAGGCCATAGAATCTTATAAGAAAAGTGGCGGAAAGATAAGTGCTTCTGAGGTACATGACAATGGTCATGCTGGATATATTAAAGATATCGAATGGTGTATCGAACATGCATTAGACAATGCTGACTGTACGGGTATGAAATTCCATGATGATTGTAAGAAGTTTCCTACAGGTGATTTCTTTGTTGAGGTAAATATAACCAGTGATCCTTTACTGTCTCATGTTATTAAAACAACTATGTTAGCTCGTCAGTCATGTCCTACACCTAAGTTTGACCAAATTGTATATCACTATCATTCAACCGCAGGTGATTTAGAGTATTTATGGAATGTGCCAGATAAAAAGTTATCATTAGCTATGCTAGAAGAATTGAAGAATACGCCAGAAGATGAAAAACATCTTGTTCAGAACATTTTAGACTTTTTTAGCGAAGAGTTATTAGCTAGATCTAAGAGACTTAATGGCGAAGAAATGAAACCAGGTATAATATTGAAACACGCACGGCGTGAAGGGAACTAATGAATCAATATAATAATCAAGAAGAAATAGCGATGCCTTCAGAGCAAGAACTTGAATCAGGTAGCTTGTTAATAGATCAAACTACGCAACCAGCATCAAGCCCACAAGATAGGAATCAACAACCATCATATGAAGAACTACCAGTTCAAGAACCATCAGTTCAAGAACCATCAGTTCAAGAACCATCATCTGAAGAGCATCATGCTCAAGAACAATCTTTTAACACACAGCCTGTTGCTGAAACAGCACAGTCTACTAACTTTAAAGAACTTAGACTTGCTAAAGAGCGAGCAGAGCAAGAAGTATATCGCGTCAATCAAGAACGTGATCAGTATTTAAAGCTTTTATTGCAATATGAACAACAAAAGAATCAGCCTAAAGTAGTTCAGAGTGAACAACTGGCAATAGACCAGTCATATAATAACATTGATGATGATGCTCTTGTTGAAGGGCGCCATGTAAAGGCCTATAAAAGAGAACTTGATAAGATGAGAGAAGAAATGGGTCGTATTCAAAGCGAATATAAAGACTCTGTTGCATCTCAACAGTTTAGATCACAATGTCCTGACTATGATAAAGTTGTTACGAAAGATACTATATCTACTTTTGAACGTTTATATCCTGACGATGCTCATGATATAACACTAATGAATGATCAGAATGCTCAAAAGAGAATGGCATATCGTCTTATTAAGCGTTATGGCGTTTATACTGATAAAACTTCACTACAAGAAAAACAAAAGATATCACTAAATAATAGAAAACCACTATCAACAGCTGCTGTATCACCATCAGTTAAAACTTCTACATTGAGCCAAGCATCTTCATACGCAAATGATAGTATGCCTTCTGATGCAGAATCTAAACGTCTTCTAGCAGAAATGTTTTCTTCTTCGGGAAATATAAATGGATTTTAATTTGATCTTATCATATAGATAGGTTAAATATTATAGAGAAAGAGTTACTTACGTATCTTCTTTCTGTTTCTCCTTTGTTACAATAGGTGTGGCTACAAGAACCCCTCTTGAAATAATTTCACACCTATTGTTATAATTTACTTTTTAAAATACACATGTTAAAACAATATCAGCGTATCCTATAGAGTCGCTATCTATTCTTGACGTATAATGAGACTCGTCAACTCAAGACGTATAAAAAATAAGATCTCGTCAGTCTTATATAGGTAAAAATTATTTTTTGTTTATATAAGGATTTTTTATGGCTACAGGTATAACTACAACTGGCGTCCTGCCATCTCCTGTACAACAAGCATTCTCCTATAAGCTTTTACTAACACCAGTTCCTAATATGATTCATGGTTTATGTGCTAGTTACTATACTATGCCACGTAACAATGGTTATATCTTAAGAATGCGTCGTTACAATAAGCTTTCTGATGCTCTTGTACCTTTAGGTAATTCAGGCGCTCCTATTCCACCTCAAGTACTTACAGCTATTGATGTTGATGCTGAGATTTCATTTTATGGAACCTACATTATACTCAATCAACAAGTAGCACTTCAGAATAATGATCCAGTTTTAAATGCTTCAGCGACACAACTTGGTATTTCTTTTAGAACTACTGAAGATAAATTGCTACGTAATATGCTAATGTCTAGTGCTACAGCAGTAAACTGTGTTTCAGGTTTTAACGGCGATACGCCAACAAATCTGAATCGTAATGATATTAATGAAGCTGTTGCGGTATTGCTTGGTAACAATGCTTTCTCATTAAGTGATCAGATCACTGGAGAAAATAAATTTGGGACCGGTCCAGTAAGAAACTCTTACTTCTCTATGTCTCATACAGATATTACACGTTCTTTGGATGGTATAACTGGATTTATTTCTAAAGCAAATTATCCAAGTCCAATGAATATTATTGATAGTGAATGGGGAAATGTCGGAAACGTACGTTTCTTAGCTTCATCTATCGGTGCAAAAACTATAGGTGCTTCAAATCTAGGCGCTTCAGTTTATGATAATATCATTACTGGATTCCAAGGTTATGGTTGTATTAAGCAAGATGGTTATTCAGCTAAGTACATTTATCGTCCTGCTGTACTTAATGATGCACTTGCTCAAAATGCAACTGCTGGTTATACATTTGCACAAGCATCAGCAATATTAAATGAACTCTGGGTAGTTCGTTTACGTTGTACTCTTTAAAGAAGGAAACTTATGTTTAATAATATTGGTGCACAAGGTATTTTTACATCCGATGGTACAACAAAATTGCTTACTTTGAGACAGGGCGTTGATTGGATGTTTGTACGTAACAGAACTGTTGCTACAAATCCACAAACATCGGCTAAAGCTGTAGAACATTGGTGGCAAGTTGGTTATCCAGCTGCAGCTAAAACTACAACTTTTAAGTCTAATACTGCAAATGCTGCTAATTTAACGCAGTATCTTACATCCGCTGGATTTACCTATTTAGATTCTTCTGTTAATCTTGTTGGTCCATTAAATGCAACTGTTACAGCAGTTTCTAATGCTGCTATTCCAGTTGTATCTAATAGTGGAACAAATGGATTATCTGCTGGTGATGTGGTACGTATGGTTAATGTATCTACTGGCCAACAACTTGGTGGATTTGATTTCACTATTGGTCATAATACATTAACTACAGGTACATTCTCATTAGACTACATGTCTCAAATGGTATCAGCAACAACTGGTTCTTGGAGAAAAATTAACTTTGATCCTATGTTCTATCCTGTTGCTCGTTATATTACAAAAGTAGTTAAGGGTACAACGACTGTAATCACTTTCTCTGTAAAGCATGGTTATAATGTTGGAGAAGAACTAAGATTTAAAGTTCCTTCAGTTTATGGAATGACTGAATTAGATGGTTTAAGTGGAACAGTTACTGCTATTGATACAACTCTTGCTAGTGGAAATACTGTTACAGTAAATATTAACTCTTCTACATTTAGCGCATTCGCATTCCCATTGACAGCGGATACTCCGTTTAGTCCTGCAATGGCTGCTCCAGCTGGAGAAAATACAGCTGTTGCACTAGAATTGAATGTTCCTATACTATCGAGTGCATATGTTAATACTGGATTTATTGGAATGTCACTTGCTGGTGGCGCTGGTAATCCAGGTGGTGCATCCAACGATATTATAGAGTGGGTCTCTGGTACATCATTTAGTGTTAATAACGAATAAGATAATGGGCCTGTTGTAATAGGCAGGCCCCCTAATAAAGGAAAAATATGTCAGAATCAAGAAAAAAAACAGAATCAATCGTAGAAACTCCTAACACACAAGGTGTGAACATACCTCGTATGAAACCGTTAGATACGATCTTAGAAGCATCTAAAAAAGATAAGGATGCACCGGTAAAAGTTGATCCTTCGAAGACTGGACCACTTACTGCTGAAGAAAAAGCTCAGCGTAATTTACTTTTAAAGCGTGAAGCAGAGTCAAAGATGGTAGATATTGTTTTTAGAAATCATGAAGTACAAGGCGGAAACCTAGAGTTTGAGTATTTGTTCTATAAAGGCGATGAGCGTAAGAAATATGAATTACTTGATGGTCATCAGTATTCATTACCACTAGGTGTTGTTCGCCATATTAATAATCTTGGTATTCCTAAGTATGAATACAAACAAGATAAGAATGGTCGTCCGTACTGTGCATTTAGCAGAGTACAAAAAAGATTTACTTGTGAAGATGTAAACTTTGTTGGTTATAATCAATATATAGATCATATAGATGGTTATAAGGCTGCTATATAGCTTAAAGGATAGTAATGAGTGTTGCCATAGAAAATCCGATGTTCTTACCAGCAATGAGAGTTATAACTGTGATTACGAAAGCTAAGAAAGCGGTAGTTACAACATCATTTGCACATAATTATATAGATGGTCTTATTATTAGGTTATTTATTCCTGAAGGATTTGGTATGTGGCAAGCGAATCAGTTGTTTAGTGCAATAACTGTATTATCACCAACAACCTTTCAGATGACAATAGATACAACTAATTTTGATACGTTTGCTATATCAACCACATTTCCTTTTGATCAGCAGTCAGCACAGTGTACTCCAATTGCAGAACTAACTTCTCAATTAACAGGTGCTTTTAAAAATGTATTACCGAGGTAATGTATTACCGAGAAGTGCATCATAACAGTAGACTCGTTTAAGTATGATGATAACCTACAAAAGAATATGGTTGAATAAGGAGTTTTTATGGCACAGTCTAATTTACAAATGATACGTAATACGGTTAGACGTATCACCAAGAGTTTAGATACCTCGACACTTACTGATGTACAAATAGACGAATACATTAATACATTTGTTCTTTATGATTTCCCATTACGTTTAAGATTATTTAATCTTTTATCAACATTTGAATTCTATACACAGCCATATGTAGATACGTATGAATCAACAGATCCTTTGGTTACAACTAATGTATTTCATGACTTTAAAAATAGATTTATTTCAGTACAAGCGCCTCTGTTTTGTGCTGGTTCGAATATGAACTTAGTTCAGTCTACAGAGGAATTTTTTAATACTTGGCCTATGAATGCCAATATACAAACTATTAGAGTATTGGGTGACGGAGCTGAGATGTCCTTTACAGGGACTATTAGTAATCAACAAGCACAAAGTCCTGAAGCTCAACAGGTTTTACTAAGAAGAAGTGTCCTATTTAATTCTATAGCTGTGAATAATGATCCATTAACATTAATTGATGAACCAGTAAGTGCTACATTTGGTAATCTTTATATTCCAGGTCAAGCGGTTCCTGTGTATGGTGATGCAGTAAATGCAGATAATAATATTAATTACATTACTGGATTATTCACAATCACATTTACAACAGCTCCTGGTTCAGGTCAAAATATATATTCTCAAACAGTACCAGTTCGTCCAAGCTTACCTCGTTCTTTACTATTCTTTGATACTAAAATTGTTATACGACCTGTACCAGACAAGGTGTATAAAGTAACTTTGACAGTTGAGAAACAACCAGTAGCGCTTCTTGAAACAAGTTCGGTACCATTTTTATCTGAATGGTGGCAGTACATTGCTCTTGGCGCTTGTAAAAAAGTCTTTCGTGATCGTATGGATATGGAAAGTATGAACTTAATTGAACCTGAATTTAAAGAACAAGAAGTAATGATTGAAAGTAGAACACTTGTTCAACAGTCAACGCAAAAAGTTCCTACAATTTATGATTTTCAATCAAGCAATAATCCATTTAGTAATGGTAATGGTTTCGGCGGTACAGGTTATTAATTATTAAGGATTTTATATGGCATATACACAGAATACGCCCTTAGCTACTCAAAAGATTAACTCATCACAGCCTATTATTCTAGAGAATTTCACACTGTTAAATCCAGCCGGTAATGGCTATATGGAATTCTTATTGAAAGGTACAGCACCTACGTTTGGCGCTAGTTCTAATGGAATGTATACATTTCTTAATACCGATACAACCAAGGATGAGTTGTATGTTAAGAAGCATTCTAATGATGCTCCTACTACAATTCCATTTACAGCCTCTAAAATGAGTAATTCTACGATGGCTAACTCTGTTAACGGGTGGTGCTATTTGCCAAGTGGATTATTAATGAAATGGGGATCAAAGGCCGTTACAACAACTTCTTTTGATGATGTTGACTTTCAAACATTAAGTGGTGGGCCACCATATACGACTGTATTTCAAGCATTAGTTACAGCAGGAAATTCAGGACCATATTTAGCTTCTGCGGCGGGTAGGAGCACATTAACTACTACAGTTGTTAAGGTTTATTTGACTGCAGCGAATGCTAGTACAAGTGTTAGCTATTTAATTATAGGAGTATAATGTGGGTAGTGCACAACGCTTCATGATTGCTCCATTGACTGAAGGTTTAGTTACTAATGTTAGACCTTGGCAAATTCCTGATACTGCTTTTTCATCATTAAAAAATGCGTACGTATTTAGAGGAAGAGTAAGAAAACGTTTTGGATCTACTCCATTAAAACCTGCTAACTCACCAACAACTAACTTATATTGGCAAGATAGTCGTGTACGTACTTCTATTGGTACAGTGGGTGACGCTATGCCTATTACATTACCTACTGGAGTTGATCCAGTTATAGGACAAATGTTTAGTGCTGGTGATCAATTATTTACTGTATATCAAGATGGTACTATGTTAACTACTGGCGTGGGTACAGGATCGATAGATTTTGCTTTGCGCGAAGTAACGATTGCAGGTACTGGATTAGCCGGTGCTACATTAATTTACTATTATCCATCAACATCTATTATGGGAATGGTAACCTTACAAGATAGAACTATTAACTTAGAGCCATTAATAGTATTTGATAGAAATTATGCATATGAATTCTCTGCTTCTGGATATGAACGCGTAGGTACTGAAGCAACATCAAGTGGTGAATCGGTTTGGACTGGCAGTGACTCTGAGTTTTTCTGGGGCTCAAATTATCGAGGTACATTAGCTAATGATTATCTTTTATTTGTTACTAATTTTAATGCTACTGATGGTCTAAGATATTATGATCCAACAACTTTATTGTGGAACTTCTTTGTACCGACATTAACCGCTACAGCAACATTAATTACATCACGATTAATTATCTCCTTTCAGGGATATTTATTATTTTTAAATACTATTGAAAGAGATGGTGGGACTAATCGATTCTATACATCCCGATGCCGATATTCTCAAAATGGTGATGCGTTAAAGACAAATTCATTTAGACAAGGTATTCCAGGGAGAGGTAATTATACTGATGCTCCCACAAAGGAAGCAATTGTTAGTGCAGCAATTTTACGTAATAGATTGATTGTCTATTTTGAAAGTAAGACGTTTGAGATGGTATATACAAATAACAATTCATTACCGTTTATATGGCAAGAATTAAATAGTGAACTAGGGGTTGAGTCTACCTTTTCAGCTGTACTGTTTGATAAATCTATACTTGGTATGGGTAATGTCGGAATTCATGCATGTAATGGATCAGATGTAGAACGTATAGATAGCAAGATACCTAACACAGTCTTTCAAATCCATAATTCAGATGCTGGTCCAGAACGTGTTGTTGGTATAAGAGACTATTTTTCTGAGATGGTATATTGGGCATATCCTGATTTAAATAGAAGTGCTACGAACCCATTTAACAATAAAATATTGGTATATAATTATGAAACGAACAGTTGGGGAATCAATGATGACTCTATTACGATGTTTGGGTATTTCCAAGAAGATTCGCAGCAATATTTACTCTGGGGTACAACGTTTTCTACATGGGAAGATACTGGTATTCCGTGGAATCAAACGCAACGTCAAAGCTTATTTCGGAAGATAATTGCAGGTAATCAAGAAGGGTTCACCTTTTTATTAGGTCTTGATACATATAGAAATGCACCATCACTACAGATTACAAATATGGCAGTTGATACTGGTACAACGCGCATAACAATTACTTCTGTAAACCATAACCTTGTTGCTGCATCAGGTTCATCAGGTGATTATATATTAATTGAGAATGCTAACTTTAATGCTGCAGTACCGACCATAAATGATACTATTTTTCCAGTCTATGAAATAATTGATAAAGATACATTTTCTATAGATCTTGTAAGTACAGTATATCCAGTTGCATCTCCTTATATTGGTGGCGGAACTATAACTCGTATATCCGCAGTAGAGATTATTACTAAACAATATAACTTCTACCTTAAAGAAGGATTAGAGTTCGCTCTAAACCAAGTTTCTCTTCTCGTTGATCGTACTGACTCATCTGCATTTACTGTTGACTATGCAGCATCCTCGTCGTATCAACAGATAGTTCCAGGTGCACGCATCATAGGATCTCTATTAGGTGACTCAGTAATATCTACTGCAGCCAATGCATTAGCTACATTAGAAAGTACACAAGAAAGATTATGGAGAAGAATATATCCAATGGTACAGGGAGAATGTATCCAACTTGTGTTTTATTGGACTCCGGATCAGATAGTGAATACTGAGATCGCATTAGCTGACTTTCAATTGCATGCAATGTTATTTCATGCACAAGCTACCGGATCAATATAATCACGACTCAACGATTCTTGACTCCTTGACGTATTCTATAATGATCGTTGATTCAATATAATCAGAGTAACCTATAGAAGTTGTAATGATAATGTCTGTTGCATCTGCTTCTACTCGTATATTTTCATTTAATGCTGTTGGACTTGAAAATGGTAATGGTATAAAACTTGTCCGTGCTGTATTAGTAGCACCGCCATATAGAGCGACTAACTGATAACCTGATGTTACTTCAATGTCATGAGCAATGCTTTTGGTACCAGCATTTGGTAAGACACCAAAGTTAATCGTAGTACGGAATATGTTTCTTACAGTTTGTGATTCACCAACATTTTTATTTGATGCGTCAAAGTATAGTAATCCACTTGTTACTACTTCCTGTGCAAGAAACATACCAGACTGTTTGTAGTTTATTGCTAAAGCCATTATATTTAGATTACGATATAAATTTATTAATACCTCTTTAAGTTCTGGATCAATAGAATTTATATTGGTTATATCTTGAATATTCCAGTTCTGGGTGGTACCTATATATGTACCCTGTTGCGGTATATTTGCCATACTTTTCCTTTTCCTAGATTTTTACACTCAATGTATAATACTACGAATGATATATTATCTATAACTCATATTTTTTAAAGGATAGAGTATGCCTTCTTTTCGAGAAATAATGATGGGTTCACCCCAAAGAGTAACTCAAGCACCTACAAGAAGTGTGCAGCAAATGGCTGGTCAAGATCAGTTATTGTCACAATCTTTGCAAGGTCTATCTGGAAATAAATTTGATTTTGCTCCTATTGCTCAACAAGCACGAACTCAATTTCAACAGAAAACTATTCCAACTATATTAGATAGATTTTCTCAAGGTCGTCATTCAGGTGCATTAGCTGGTGCATTAAGTGAGGCTGGCGCAGGACTTGATGAAGGACTTGCTGGTATGGAATCAAAATATAATCTACAGCAACAAGGATTGTTAAAAAATATGGCCCAACTTGGTTTAGGTAGTAACTTTGAAAACCTTGTTAATCCAGCAACTAGTGGATTATTACAAAAATTATTACCTCAATTATTGGGTATGGGCGGGGATGTATTAGGTCAATCTATGGGAGAAGGTGATATCTTTGGCCAACAATCTAATTCAGGATCACAAAGCCAAGGTCAAAGTAAATCTGGCGGTGGTGATATGATTTCAATGTTAACAAAATTATTACCATTCTTAATATAAAGTGATCTATATATGGCAACAGTTATAAATAGTGTAGATCCATCTGTTTCTTTAGGACAAGCATTAGGTACAGGTCTTGGATCTGGTATTAATAAATTAGCTCAAGGTAAGTTAAATCAGGTTATGTCACAACGTCTTGGAACTACTTTAGAACAAGCTGGTTATCCGAAAGAAACTGCTAATCTTATTAGCATGCTAGGTAAAGATAATAATGAACTTGTTATAAAACTTCTTGAGGGACTTCGGCAACAGCAATATCCTAATTCAGTTGATCAAGAAGCTGTAGGTGGACAAGAAGCTGTAGGTGGACAAGAAGCTGTAGGTGGACAAGAAGGTATGATAGCAGGAGGTGCACAAGGGGGTATTGTAAATCCACCTCAGCAACAAGCTGCGCCAAGCTTTGCTCAATCATTTGGTAAAAGCAAAGAAGGTAAAATATCTCAGAAGGATTTAGAGAAGGAAGCTAATTATCTTAATACTCTAGATAATACAATAAATGATTTAGAGGAAGGTATTTTAGATAAGAATACACATTTTGGAACTCTGGCTAATGCTGCAGTAGAGAGATTAAGTCCTGATATAGCTGAACAATTTGGTTATGGTAAGTCACTTGTATGGAACAAGTTTGCCAAGAAATTTGTATTGGATACGTCTAAAGAATTATCAGCTATACGTGGTAAGTATCAATATGAACTTATTGAGGGCACTAAACCCGATATAAATTTAACAAGAAATCAAAATAAAAGTCTTACTAAAACAATTAGGAGGGATGTGAATGAAAAAATAAATAACTATCTAAAAGATCATCCGAATATGAGATCTTACTTTTCTAGATTTAATAAGAATCTTAGACCAAAAGAGACTCAAAAAACTACTCAACAAGAAACAGTAAAACAGTTTAAAGATGCAGCAACTGGCAATGTATACGATATTGTAGAACAAGATGAAACTAAGGTTGTATATAAAGATCCAAGAACTGGAGAAAATATTACCAAAAGATTTGTTAAAGTGTAGTAGAACATACCATGTGTGAAAGGAAATAGTATGCCAATTCAAACTTTTAGATTATATGATATAGAAGAACAAGAGATTGAGGAACAACCTATTCAGGGCCAACCTAAACAGATGCAATCTCAACAGATGCAATCTCAACAGATGCAACCTGATCAGGCTACGCAAGGTATGTCCCCACAGGGTGGGTTATCGTCAGATGGTAATGATGCAATAAGAAATTTAATTAAGAAAGTTCAAGATAATAGTTTCTTAGGTACTGCTAAAGAGTTAGCAATTAGTACTGCACAGAGTATTCCAAATCTAGCAGCAGTTCCAGAAACAATTAGAAAGGTTGTAACTGGTAGTGATGAACCTACGAGTCCGGTTGGTAAAGGTATAAAAGCATTAGCTACTCCAGCAAACTATATTTCAGAAAAGTTGGAAGGATTGAGAAAAGATAAATATAAAGATCCAGAAGATTATATTTCTCAAGTAGCTCATACGACGGCTTCAAATTTACCATTTATGCTTATGTCTGGCCCAGCTACAGCAGCTAAACTAGCTACCGATGTATTTGCTAGTGGATTAGGAATTGGTGCTAAGAAAGCAGGACTTGGCATTCCTGGTGAAATAGTTGGTTTCTTTGCTGGAAATAGATTAGGGCCAAGCGTAATAGGTAAAACAGCAGGTGCATTAGAAAAAGGTGCTGAATCTCTAGGTAAGGTAGCTCCTCAATTAAAATCATTCACCAATTATTTTAGAGATCAATTAGGAAAACATGGATTTACAGATTTGGCTAAAGTTGTAAATATGCCTGCTGATAAACGTCAAAGTTGGTTAAATCGTATTTATGAATCAGAGCCTAAGTATGGAGAAAAGATTTCTATTGATCATATAAAGGACAAACTTAAGAAGCCGTTTGAAGACTTTTTTAACAGTATCACTAAATCTGGTAGATATGATATAGAAATACTAAAAGATGTAGAAGAATCATATAGACAATTTAATGATCCAAAGTTTAATACTGCTAGTAAGTTATTTGAAGCTAAGAAAGATTTTGGTAAACACTTTAAACGAAATCCAAATCAATTAGAAAAAGAACTGTTAGGAAAGGTGAACGATTTATATAAAGATGCTTTTAATACTATAGGCAAAGAAGGTGGTAAAGCCGCTCAATGGCATAAATATGTAGATAGTGTTACTGAACTAAATAAGTTTAAACATTGGAGGAAAGGGCTTGTGGATGCGCTTACAACTAAATCATCTCTTGGAAGAGTTGCTAGTACGTATATGGGACATAATCTATTAAGGTATATAGGTGTACCCAATAGTTTATTAGTTGGTTCTGCCGCAGGGTATGTGGGATATAAGGGCGCCCAAGCATTTAATCAATTCATAAGAAATCCTGAAGGACAAAAGATTCTTTCAGAGTTAATGGTAGGTGGTGCAAAAAGCAGTCCTTCTATTATTGGAAAATCTCTTAAAGATATGAATAGATACACTAAGAATCTGGGTACATAAGATCAAGGTTCTGAATCAATTCCAACATTTAGACTATCTAGCATATAATATAAGTTGCGAACCCGAGTCGGATCCGACTCGGCCCGACCTATTAATAATATTACTCAAATTTTTTCTCTTTATCGAGGTATTGCATCAATGCACGGATGATATATTTTCTCATAGATATATTTCTAGTAGCCGCTCGCTTTTTTATTTCACATTTAAGATCTAAAGACACGTTTAAGTTGAGTCTAGTCATATTATTCATAATATTTCTTTCTGTTGAAAAGTATCATAGTTTCATGATTCTATCATAGTAACTTGTTTATATTCCAGTATTTATTTTACTGCCCTATATGTTTAACCTATAAAAGGATATTAATGGCAAATTTTAATACAACAAAACGAGTTGCTTATGGTATGACGGAACCATTAGCGCCAATGGCTGTTGAGCCTATTGTTTCTCAACGTGCTCCCAAAGTGTCCGACCTTTCAGAACTTGGAACAATTTGGATCAATCAAGCTACAGATGATTACTTTATTTTAACAAGCATAACTGCTGGCGATGCGATTTGGACAACAGCTGCAGCTGCTGGTGCTAGTGTAGCTGCCTTAACCATTACTGGTGGAGCTGGTGATGTATTAATTGTTAATGCTGGTGGTGATACTGATCTTGGTGGTACCCTCGATGTCGCTGGAAATACAGTGCTTGCTGGTAATTTAACAGTAACTGGTGCTACCATTATTAATGGTGACTTTGATATTTCTTCAGCGTCAGCTCTATCATTTAGTAGTACTTCTAACACTGATCCTGCATTATCATTTACGACTAATGGTGGCACGACTGAAACTATGATTCTTACGGTTACTCAGGGTACGGCTGTTGATGCGTTAAACCTTGTTGCAACTGCTGGTGGCATTCAAATTGAAACTACTAATTCAACGGCTGATGCATCTGTTAATTTAATTGCTCATGCTGGTGGTGTTAAATTTGATGCTGTTAAAAATTCTGTATGGAATGTAGTAGGTGCATCAGAAGATTTACAATTGAATGCTACTGGTGGTTCTATTTCAATTGCTGCTACTGAAGCTGCAGCTGATGCGGTAAATATTGCAACTGCTTCTGGTGGAATTATTGCTACATCTGGTATTGATGCTGCTGATGCAATTTATTTACATGCTAATGGGGGAACGTCAGAAAAAATTAGACTTCATGCAGATCAAGGTACTGGAGTTGACAGCATAGAGTTAGAGTCAGATGTTGGTGGTATTACATTAACTTCTGGTCTTGCAACTGATGATGCAATTAATTTATCAGCATCTGCTGGTGGTGTTGACATTGATGGTGCTCTTCAAGTTAATATTGCCTCTGCAGATGCTGCTGCTGATGCAATTGTACTTAGTGCTTCTGCTGGTGGTATTGATATTACGGCAGCTGGCGGTGCAGCATTTGGAGATATTGATATATCTACTGATGGAACTGTAACTGTTACCTCAACTGAAGATGTAGCCGGTGCTGTATCCTTAACAGCTAATGGTGGAACGTCAGAAACTGTCGCTATCTTGGCGTCACAAGGTACTGGAGTTGGTTCTATTAATTTAAACTCTATTGCTGGTGGTATTACCATTGCAGCTGCTCTTGCTTCTGATGATGCTATTAATTTATCAGCATCTTCTGGTGGTGTAGATATTGATGGAGCTCTTCAAGTTAATATAGCTTCTTCTGAAAACGCTGAAGATGCTGTATCTATTAATGCTAGTGCTGGTGGTATTGATATTGTAGCAGCAGGCGGTGCGGCAGAAGATATAGATATATCTAATGGCTTAGGTTCTGTAAATATTGATGCAGGTGAAGCTATAGCAGATGCTATTACTATTGCTGCTTCAAGTGGTGGAGTAACAGTTACTTCTGGTATTGATGCTGCTGATTCTATCTACTTACATGCTGATGCAGGAACATCTGAAAAAATTAGAATTCATGCAGATCAAGGTACTGGTCAAGACAGCCTAGAATTAGAATCAGATGCTGGTGGTATTACATTAAAATCACCTGCAGCTAATGGCATTACGATCGATAATGGCACCCAATCGCCTCGAATCATGTGCGGAACAGGCTCGCCGAATGGAGCTTTAACAGCGCCTCAGGGTAGTATTTTCCTTAATGTAGCAGGCAGTAGTACAAGTACTCGCATGTATGTAAATAGTGATGGTTCTACTGCGTGGGTGGCATTTACTACGGCTTCGTAGCAGTTAGACTCTTAGACATTATTAAAAAAATGAGTATCCTTATGAATGATAAAAATAGAACAAATTATAAACTCATAAGGATACTCATGTCTAAACCGACAAAGAATTGTATCATGTGTAACAAAGAATATAAAACTTATGATATATCTTCTAAGTTTTGCTCGTCAAAATGTTATTTTGAATCAAAAAGGTCCTTTGTAGATTGTGCTCAATGTAATAAAAAAATTATAGTCATTGCATCTCGTTCTAGTCATTTCTTATTTTGTTCTAATGCTTGTTATTATGAATCAATGAAGGTAGATAGACTTTATAAAAACTGTATTAAGTGTGGTGTGAAATATGCATTACGAAGAGACCATATTAAAAGATCTAAGTTTTGTAGTAAGTCTTGTCAGTGTTCTTGGATGGGACTTAAAGCTACAAAAAATATTCATGAAAAATGGGAACAAGAAACTCCAGAAGAAACTAAACAAAAAATTAAAGAATCATTTGAGCGTTTTTTTGAAAAAGGAGATGGATGCTGGATTTGGACTGGTGGAAATAGAGGAAAGCTTGGCTATGGAGCTTTTGCATTTAGAATTAGAAAGCCTCTAATTGCTCATAGAGTGAGCTATGAACTTTATAATGGTGAAATTCCTAAAGGAAAAATCATAATGCACACTTGTGACAATCCGCCTTGCGTGAATCCAACTCATTTAAAAGTCGGTACTCATTTAGAAAACGCAAGAGATAAAATTTTAAAAGGACGATGTAAAATCAATAAGCTTTCAGTTGAAAATGTAAAAGAAATAAAGAAATTACTTAGAATTGGAGTAAGGAATGATCGAATTGCTCAAGATTTTGGAGTGTCTTCAAGTGCAGTGTCTCTTATTAAGTTAGGAAAGACATGGAGCTGGTTAAGCATAGATTAATTAGAGTGATTATAACCTAAAATTTAGTAGGCTTGCTCATGAGTGGGTAAGCCTATTATAAAATAAATATTTAACACGTATTGTGTGAAAGGATTTAGCATGAGTGTATTTGGATCAAGAATGCAATTTGAGCCAATGAAAGAATTGGCATTTGGATCAATAACTGGATCATATGTAGCAGTAGGGGTAAGTACAGATCCTGCTGTAAGGCAATATATCGTCTCTAATTTAACAGATGCAATACTAGGATTTTCGTTTGATGGCGTAACTGATCATTTTGTTATGTTACCAAAGTCTCAATTTGTTTCTGATATTACATCAAATAGCAGTACATCGGTAACATTATTAATGGCTATTGGAGTTTCTTTGTATGTTAAGCATCGAGGATCTGCTCCAACGACAGAGAGTGTTACATTTAGCACTATATATGCTTATACCGCTCCAAGTAGCACAGCAAGTTAATAGAAACATTTTAAGGAGATATTATGTCATCATTTATAAATGCGGGAGATATTGGAATTCTCGCAAATCAATTTGTTACTGATAGTGGAACTGTAGTTCCAGCAGCAAACATTGTTAATATTTTAGGTGGAACAAATGTAACCACTTCTGGTGTTGGGAATACTATTACTATAACTGCAACTGCAGATACAGATTTAACATATATTTCTACAACTGATGCAACATATACGGTACTTTTAACAGATCAATTTGTGAGTGTTGATGCTTCTGGTGGAGCAAAACAAGTAAACTTACCAAATACAACAGATACTGGTCGTGTAATTCGTATTAAAGATCAAGGTGGTGATGCCGGTGGTAATAACATTACCGTTACTACTCCAGGTGGCGCAGTAACGATTGATGGATCAGTAACATATGTTATGAACATGGGTTTTGAATCCATAGCGGTCATTTACAACGGCACGAATTTCGAAATATTTTAATTAAGGAATATAATGGCATATAATGCTTTAACCGACGATATTCAGTCAACTGCTGTTCATTCATGGAATGGTTCTATTATAGAATCATCAGCCGTCACTGTAACATCTGACGGTGCAGTAATAACGTTTTCAGTTCAAAAAGCTGGCGGTGGTAATTTAACAGTTGTCTTTTCTGATGGATTTGACGCATGGGTAACCGCTCCGGATACTATTGCTCTAACTGCTGGATCAGATGTATCTCCTCAGATTAATTATGTTTACTATTTGAAGTCTACCAAGGCTCTTACTATTAGTACTTCAGCATTCCCGACAGCGGAACATGCTCCACTTGCTACTGTATTATGTCAAAGTGCTGCTTCACTAGCAACACAGGGAGCATATAAAGTTCATGCATGGACAGATCATACAGTTACGGATAATGATCAAGGTCATATTGGTGATCTTAATGCATGGATTCGTAATCAAAATGCATCGTGGGAATCTGGCGTTGGTCAAACATTAACTATTACTCCTAATGGTGGAGCTCCTGATAATGTTATATTTACCAGTGCTACTGGAGTAGTATTGCAATTGCACACTCATACATTCCCAGCATTTTCAGGAACTCCAGATGTCTATACTATTAATGACTCTGTAACTCCATATAATATAGTTACAGATTTAAATGCTCTTCTTACTGATTCTACTGGTGCGTCAATGACAGAAAGATATTTTTCTCTTGTGATGTGGGGTGTTGTAAGTGAGGCTACTGGAGATTGTAAGCTTTTTGTTAATCTTCCTAGTGGAAGTTATAATAGTTCAGCTAATTTAATTGCTGATCCAAGTAGATATTCTAATTATACTATTCCGGCTAATTTTAGAGGAACAGGGTTTTTAATTGCTAATATCCAACTCAGACATCAAAATGCTGCAAGTGGAACATGGACTGAGATTGACTTAGTTGATCTTCGTGGAACATTTCCATCTATTATTGCTGGTGGAGGAGGAATAACAACTCTTGCTGGTGATAGTGGTTCTGCTACTGGATCAACTGTTACTTTAACTGGTGGTACTTCTGGTTTAGTATTTACTGGTGCTACGTCAACGGTTACTGCAACCGCTGATTTTCTATCATTGCCAGCAACTACAGCTACTAATGGTCAAGTTCTAATTAATAGTGTTCCGGCTTTACATACTTTTCCCGGAACAGGGGCTTTTGTTGGTGGTGCTGGTAATCTTACTCATTCAGGAACATTTAATTGTGGAATGGGGTTTGGCGCTCTTGCTGCTGTAACGAATGGTCAATTTAATTTGGGTATTGGAGGAGGGGCTCTAAAAGCGCTAACTTCAGGTTCTGGAAATGCTGCTATGGGTGTGGGCTCACTTGAGTTTTTGGGTACTGGTTCTTCTAATTTATGTGTTGGACAGAATTCAGGGGCAAATCTTACTTTAACTGATTCAAGCAATATCTTCTTTAATGCTGGTGGTATAGCTGGGGATAATAATACTATTCGCCTTGGGGCTGGTACTGGATCAGGTGTTGGACAAATTAATAAAGCATATGTTCATGGTATTGATGGCGTAGATGTTGGAAATGTAGCCAAAGTAGTTACAATGGCCAGTGATCAACTAGGTACGGCTACATTAACGGCTGGTACAGGCGTAACAATTACACCAACTGCTAATACGATTACTATTGATTCTACTGGCAGTGGTATAGTAACTCTTGCTGGTGATAGTGGTTCGGCTACTGGATCAACTGTTACTTTAACTGGTGGTACTTCTGGTTTAGTATTTACTGGTGCTACGTCAACGGTTACTGCAACCGCTGATTTTCTATCATTGCCAGCAACTACTGCCACTAATGGTCAAGTTCTAATTAATAGTGTTCCGGCTTTACATACTTTTCCCGGAACAGGGGCTTTTGTTGGTGGTGCTGGTAATCTTACTCATTCAGGAATATTTAATTGTGGATTCGGTTCTATTGCCCTTGCTGCTCTGACAACAGGTCAATTCAATATGGGTATTGGAGCGGGAGCTCTTGGTGCTATTACTACTAGTAGTGGAAATGTTGCTATTGGTGTTGGTTCTCTACAATTTATGACTTCTGGCGGTGAGAATGTGGCTATAGGGCAAAATACACTATTCGATGCTACTGCTAGTACGGGAAATGTTGCTCTTGGTAAAGAATCATTGGCGAATATTATTACGGGTACCTATAATAGCTGCGTAGGTTGGGGTGCTGGATTTGATCTTACTTTGGCTGATTCCAGTAATGTGTTATTGAATCATTTTGGTGTTGCTGGCGATAGTAATACATTACGTATTGGAGCTGCAACCGGAACGGGAACTCAACAGATTAATAAATCATTTATTCATGGTGTTCGTGGAATAACAACTGTTAATGCAGATGCTGTTGCTGTATTGGTTGATAGTGCTGGACAGTTTGGAACGGTATCTTCATCTATTCGATATAAA